ATATCCTATCGCGTCTGATGTGTCGCAATGATTGCGTTGATTTTTTCGATCACGTCCGCCAATGTCGCGCTATCGCTTAGAAGCGTGATTTGTCCAAGCGCCAATTGCCTGCGGTCGATTGAGTCGAGAAACTGCGTATCGGCCTCTGGCCGTGAATTATCTTGAGGGACACGAGAATAGGTGCGGGTCATTGCTGTAATTCACCTTGGCCTTGACCAGCCATTAATGCAGCAAGAGGTGAAGCCGACGCACCTGCAAGACCATATTTTTTGAGAATGTCAATAATCTTGTCATCAAACACGACATAGTTCCGGCTTCCCTCGCCTGCACCGCGAGAACCTTGGTCTAGGTACTTGATGCCGGGGATTCCGGCTTCTCTTAGTTTTTGGGACGCCAGACCCTTATCAAGCATTGGATATGCCGCATTGCCACCCAAGTTTGTATAAATTAGGCCACCAGAGCCGGAGTAATGCTTTTGGGTTCCCAAATCTGCTTTAGCTTGTGCCTGCGCTTGATCCGCGAATGTGCCGGACGCCTCGCCCCACACATTGCGGACAGTAAACTTTCCGTTTTTCGTTGGCTCGACAGTCCATACCTGTTGTGGAGACGTATCAACCCCTAGGCCTTGGAGCGCCGCTTTAACTTGTTCCGACTGCTGGAATTTCGGCTTATCCCAGTCAAGGAAGCGAGCAGGGTCGGCGTTGATGTTTACCTCGTACATGGAGCCGGGTTTTTTAGCCCTCTTGAATGCGTCAACCAATTCGGGCGTCACTTCCCTGCCTGTCCACCGGGCAAAATCGCGGGCGGCAATATCAGGTTGCGACGGGTCCGAGTTCTGGACGAACATGCGGGCAGCATTCCAATCCTTCGGGGGGATGCCAATTTCATCGAACGGACCAAGGTCCGTCTGCTGTAGTGCCTGTTTGTAGCCCTGCGCCACGGCCTCATTCTCGGCAAAATACAGCCCATGCCCGTAAGCCTGTGCGCCCTCGCCCGTGCCGATCTTAGATAGATCGAACTTTTCAAAATCATGAGGCGAGCCGTGATAAGCCTTAATCCCGGACCTTAACGAATTTGCCTCTGCCGGGACCGCACCGGCACCTAACGTTACAAGCCCAGCAAGATCAGCGGACCTATTGATAACTTCCGGGTTTGTGCGGCCATCCTCGCCATACATCGAGACCTTGCCCTGATACACATCGCCGGGAAGCATCAAGGCACTAAGCGCGTCCTGCGCCATTCGCGCTGGCCACGTTTCCGTCAGTAACCGCTTGAGAAATGATTTTTCCTCGCTCATCGTTTCAACGGTTCCTGGCTATTGAATTAATCTCTGGTCGCACCCATGAGCGCATTAGAGCTTCTAGCGGAGAAACATCGTTTAATTTTATGTCGGACAGTCCTGCTTGATCAGCAAGCAGGGTTGAAATTGGATTTTGTTGTATGCCCACCCCGGATAGACCGGCATGGAGTCCGCCCGCCGCAGGAGCATCATGCATTGCAATCTGGCCATCATATCGTTGTGGGTTCGGCAAATAATTGTAGACATAATCATATCTCCGGTCGTCAATATTTTGTGCTTTCGAAAAGCTGTTCCAATTTTTCATCGTTTCAACGGCCTCACCTGCACGTCAGACAACACCAGGGAGCGCGCGACGGGATCGCTCACTCGCAATCGGAACTGCATTCCAAGAGGGCCGAAGCGCCCAAGCCTTCGAGCGGTGACGCGCTGACGTGAACCGGACCGGCCCAATTCAATCTCTCGCACACCGGACCATGTATTGCCGCCGTCCTTCGAGACAGACAGCATCACCGCTGGATCATATCCCTGCGAGGTGCTGGAAACATCGCCATAGCCAGTTGCCATGTCAAAATGGACTGCATCCACAATCCCACCGTTCGGATAGGCATGAAGTGTTGGACTATCGACGCCCCAGATCATAGTGTCGCCGTCCTCTGTGTAGACCTCGCGATCAAGCTTCAACAGCTTGCCGGTAAGCGTGTCTCCGAAAACAGTCTGGCCCCAAGCCCGCGCGGCAAACTTGGCCCGCCACACATCGAGGCCATAAGATTCCCTCGAATGCCATGTGTTCGTCGCGGCATCATATGTCCGCGTCCAGTCCGTCCCCGTCACGACAAAGAACGAATGGCCCTCGATATTGTATGAGAACGCGACGATTGACGACTTATTGGCGTCTGCTTCAATCAGGCGTTCAATGCCGTGATTCGAAATCCTTGTCACACCGCCGCCGAGACGGTAGACAGCACTATCGGAACCGACAAACATCAAAGTGTTATCGCAACTCGCTACCGCGTCACGCCCGATCAAGCCTTTTTGAACGATTTGCGTTGTAATCGGCTCAAAAGGAAAGTCTGCCGCACCCGTATTACGCCAAGCCTCAATCGTTGATGTTCCGAAAAGATAAAGCGTGCCGCGGTCATATTTGATCCCAACAAGCTTATCACTGGCCTGCTCAGCCGTGGCATAATCAAGGCTATTGATCGAGGAACAATCATTCAGGCCTGACAGAAAGAAACGGCCATCCTCAATTGCGTAAGCCGTATAGCCTCCTGCCTGATCCTGATCAATTGGAGTCGGCAAGTCACTGTCTGTCACAGTCTTGATTATATCGGCTTCGATATAATAATTCCCTGACGTGCTCAGAACAGAGATTTGAGGCGGATCGGCCTGATTTCGGCTAATTTTAACCCTGTCAGTTCCCGGAAGTGTTCCAAGGCGCGTAGAAGTGCAAATCCCTGCGCTTCTCGTGATTTTATAAGCACTCATGCCGTGGACGGCATAGATGCAATCCAAATCCTCGCAGAAGATAAAGCCGCGCGATACGGCGTCTGAAACCTCCGCCAATTCGCTTAAGCCGTGAGCTGGCAGAACCGCAAGCGGCCCCTTCGCATCATTGCCCTGTTGTTCGGCATAGGCGTTAACAAGCGCCGTTGTGCCGAGATAGTTATATTTGCTGGTATTGGTTTGGAACGCGATAGGAAGCGCGGTCATCGTCCGGTCGAATACCTGAATGAATGCCCGATTGAACCGGCGTCATCGGTCCGCATGGGGCGGGGATTTGAAAGTCTTGGTGCTGCCATCACAGTTAGAACGCGCTCGGCTTCCCGCATCGCAAGCATCGCGGTCGCCGGATCAGTTAAACCAAAGCTCGGCGCAACCGCCAAACCAATGCGGCGAGATAGCGCGGTGAGATAGGCCTGAGGAATTGATACTTCCGATCCATTCCAAATCGGCAGGCCAAGGATCGACAGCATCGCAATTTCAGAATCGCAGGTTTCTTCGGCCCATTCCAAATCTGAGGGCGGGGGCGTTTCATCCGCGCCAACAAGCCCCAAATCCTTCAAGACGCGTGTAGCAAGGTCCGTTCTGGAATATGTCGTCATGTCACACCCTCAGAACTGGCCTTAGCCTTACTTTCGAGATAGTCCGCATACCTGATTGCATAATTGAATGGACCGATATGGCCGATCAGGTGGTTGACGTTGGCCCAGACCTCACCACCGCAGCGCCGCCAGCGTTCGCAAAAGGCCAAGTCCTCTGACAGCTTGACGCCCCGATCATCAAAGAACGTATCGAACGCTCTGATAAGCCCGGTGGAGCCGGATTCATCCAACGATTGTTTTGATGGATGGCCGCTAACGTCTTTATCGAGGATTTCGGGCATCTGCTTCAACATCACGTCGATGACATGCCGAGAAATCAGCATCACACCCGCACCTGTCCCGGCAACCCGCATGAAACCACGTTCCAGCTTCTCGTCATGTTCAAACGTGCGCCAGACCGCAACGGCTGGCATCTGCCGTTTGGCATACAAGCACCCCATCAACGGCTTTCCGAATTCCAGCATATCCTTAACCAACGCGACGGGAAATTCCATGTCAGCATCGACAAAGAGCAGGTGAGAATACTCTTTATGACCATCATACCATTTCGTCAAAACGATGTTGCGAACCTCTGCAATATCAGCCGCCGAAAGCCAGCACATCGAATTAGCGATTTTGTGAGCCGTCAGAAACTGGCAAAGATTGAACAGGCTCTGCGCCGTGTGAGCCGTCATTACCTGCCCAAAAGCGGGCACACATATAAGAATGCCCTTGACGTGACGTGATGGCGTAAAGCTCATGATGGTCCAGTTTTCAAAAAGAGGAAGAGGGGCAGTTTCCCGCCCCTCTCATTTTTTATGAATTACGCCGTGCCGGACAGACGGGTAGCAAGACGCGCATCAACGGTTTTGACACCGTAGAGCACATCAAGACGCCAGTTGCTGGCATCGTTGGTGCCGTCATAGTACGGAATGACACGGACGCTGTAGCCATTATAGCTCTTGCGCGCCACATCAACCGCCCCCGGAGGAGCGACCATCGGCACCATAACCAGCGAGAAGGCATTCTTGTGGAACACCATGTTCTGCGCGTAGCCAGTGGAGGCCGAACCGACAACGGTAACAGTGGCGTCATCGGCAGGAGCCGCACTCACGGTCTGGAACGCACCCGAAGTGATGATCGGAGGCGAGATTGTCAGGGTCGTGGTGCTAGTCGTGGTCGCATTCGCGGTCGCGTCAGCCTTGACAACAAACTGTTGCAAATGCGGCAGCGTGACCTTGGTCACAGGGTTAACGGCATACACGCCGTCAATCGTGAACACATCACCCTGCTTGATCGTTGCCGAAGCGTCCCAGCCGTCCGTGTTCAACGTCATGGTGCCGGTGTCTTTCGACGTGGCCCAATCGGTCGTTTGCGAAGCGCCTTTCACAAGCGGCGTGGTATTGTCACGAGTTCCGCCTGTGTGCGTCTGCACGTTCTGGCTGGAATAGGTGTCAATATTGCCGATCATGCCGAGTTTACCGCGACGGTAGGCGTCCTTGGCAACATCCTGCATATACAGAGAAGTCTGAGAACCAAGCATGCCCCACTGATCAGTCGGCGAGAGAACAGCCGAACGATCATCCTGCGGAACCGCGCCAAGATCGAGACGTTCCGGTGCCTTCGCAAAGTCAGTGAAGGAATTAATGGTCTGGCCAGCGGTGCCGACCCAATTCCACACGTCTTTGTAAAGTGCCGCAACGTCACGGTCGATCTGGTTGGCAAGCTGCACCATCGCGGGCTTGATAACCCGCTCGGACAACTGACCGATTTGCAGCGTCAAATCAGACGAAGTAAACTTGAAGTCCACACCCTTCTGCTTGTCCACGGCAATAGAGAACTTGCCTTCCACAACGTCCTGAATAGACGCGGTAGCGCCATCACGCACCGTGAAGTCGGTGGGACGGCGCACGGAGATCGTTTCACCAACGGTATAGCCGTTGATTTTCTTGCTGAACTCTTCCTCATAACCGCGATAGACAAGATTGCCCATCACACAGTTATTATCGAGAACTCGGATAGCCTCAGCGGCAATGATGTCCGCCGTCAAACTGGTATTAGACATTTCTGCTCAACCTTTCAAAGGTTTTGCAGACAGCCCTACCGGGTCTTTTTAGCTTCCTCAGCGTTACGCATTTTGATGTAAGCGGCCATGTCATCAGACTTCGCCGCCGCGTAAACGTCTTTCAATGGAGCCGAGCCGCCCATAGGCGGCTGAACCGGTGCAGGTGCCTGCGTTTGTTTCTTCGGTTTCGGCAGAGACAGACTCGCTTCAATGCGCCCGATTTCACGGGCCGCATCGCGAGGGTTTAGTGCATTCAATTCAGCAGCGATTGCGGGATTGCTTGCGAGAAAATAGGCCAGTTGTGGCCCCTTATCGCTATCCCTGACTTCCTCGATGACGTGAGGCGCAAACTTGCCGCCCATGTCCTGAAAGGCTTTGATCTTGTCATCAAAGTCAGGAATGCGGGTTTTTGCTTCCTCAGCTCGTTCGATAAAGTCATCCATTGCCTCGCGAGCTACCTTGTGCTGACGTTCAGCAAACGTCGCCTGATCACGCGCTTCAAGGCGCTCCTCGATTCGCTTGGCAGCACGAAAGGCCGCGAGGTCTGCGAGGTAGGATGTATAATCGCCGTTATAGTCATCTTCTTTAGGCTCGGCGGCCTTGGGCGGATCATTACCAGACTCGCGGCTTGCGAACTGGGAACGGTATCCATCAAGCTCAGTAGCCATCGCCGACATACGCCGCTTCATGCGGTCGTATCGGGATAGCTTGCGCGGCTTGTCCGGCTGCTCGTCACCTTCGGATTCGACTTCCGAATCTTGCTGTTCTGTCTCTGTTTTGGCTTTGGTCTGTTCGGTCTGATTGACCTCAGTTTCCAAAGCCTGCGACGTTTCGGCTGTGGCTGGCGCGTCGGTCACGGCCTGCTCAATAGTCTGGGTGTCTTGCCCGTCCATTTGGTCTTTCCAAATAAAAACCGCCCTGAGGCGGTGTCATCAACGTGCGGCAAACGCCGAATGCGTAAGCCTGCTACGAAGCTGTATTCTCCGGCTGTTGCCGGAAATCTGATAGGTGCTGAGCGGCGGCAGAAGCCGCGCGCATGTGCGCGTCACGCTCCCTTGCCTCAGCATCCATATTCATTTTTGCGAACGCAATGCGCTCATCAGACGCGATCTTTTCACGCTCAAGCATAATCTCGGCCTGCAACTTGGCATCGGCCTGTCTTGCATCTTCCTGCAATTTTGCCGCCTCAATCTGTGCGTCAGTCGCGGCCTTTTCCTGCTCGAACTGCATCTGCGCTTGCTTGATCTGCATTTCGGCCTGCAACTTCATCATCTCAGGCGGTGGCGGCTGGTTTTGTTGCTGCTGATCCATGAACTGCTGAATCTGCTCAGGCGTTGCGCCCTGCTTCTCCAATTCCTCGGATTTAAGCATCTGTGGCGGCAAAGTGGCGCGCAACCGTTTGGCAATATCGTCCGCCATCGGCCAGTCTTGCGCCTTGGCCAGAAGATCAAGGATCAATTCACCCGCTTTCGGGACAGCCTGCACAAAGGCAATCATACCGTCCTTAGCTTCCTCGCGTTTGGTCGTGTAACTCGGACCCATTTGAGCAACCACATCATAAGAACCGACCGTAACGTCATTGACGTACTGCCCGCTATCACCAAGGCCCTCTGCCTTGTTGATCTCGATCACATCAATGCGGCCATCCTCACCCATAATGCGAATGGTGCGCTCTGTGTCATAGACATGAGGGATCAGATCAACGATGATCTGGCCGGTGCGGCGAATCGCGCGGGCAAAATTGTCAATGTAAAGAAATGTTCCAACATCGCCTTCGCGTTGGCGGGCCATAATAGCCTTGCCGCTGGTTTCATTGCCGCGAGCGCCTAGAGAGGCATCATAAATCCCCGTGACAGCCTTGATGCCATCGCCGGCAAGCTGCAACCCCTCCAGCACGCCTTGAGAGGATACAGGCGGCTGAATACGCGACGGCATCGAACCGCCATTCTTTGAATCCGGCTCATAGACCAGATACGGCAGATTGCGCCGGTTGGCATCTTCCCAAAGGTCTTGATACTTGGCGACGTTGACTTCCGTCACCATAAACGGCGCTTTGGGTTGCAAGGCCACCGTCTCGGTGTGTGCCGAGTAGTAGTAATTCAGCATCCGCTGCGGGTCTTTGGCATTCCGCACGATACCGTTGCGGATCAGCTTGCGACCGATCCGGTATTCCTCGCCGATCAGCGGGACAATCGGAATATGCCGTCCGGCCCAGTCAGAGGGGCCTTCGAGTATATCCGTCGCCGTTACAAGATACCTGACAACCTTATGGCTATCGCGCGTTTCAACTCTCGCACCGTGTGCAAGA